CGGTTTTATAATCTACCCAAGAAAACATATAAGTTTTACAAGGAGCTATTTTGTAAAGAGATTCAATTAATTCTTTGATATGTTTTTCATTTGTTTCTTCTGCATTAACCATCTCAGTAATTTTCATAAAAGAATGTATTTCATCATGTGGTAATATATCTTTTAATACAGTATGTTCATAAACATTTAAATGAGAATAATTATGTTGTCCTGTAACAAATAAATTTTCTATTGTTCCACCGGACCATTCTAACTTTTTACAATCTTTATCTAATTTTATTGGTATTCTTTGTCTTACTGTATTAGGAACACATATAATAACTCTATCTTCTTTAGTTAATATTGGCATTAGTTTAATCCAATAATCTAATATAGATTGAATATCTCTACTACCCATTGCATCAAGAATAATTTCAGTATTCTCAAAATGTAAATCAACATGATTTACCCAATGTAAAATTTTGCGGTTTTCCAATCTATGTTTTGGATGTAGAATTCCATCACAAAAACTATCTCCAATTATAAAAATTCGATTTGGCATTTATTTAATTTTATATACATTAAATCTTTTTCTTGGCTTCCACTTTTTAAATGTGGTTTCAATTCCATCAACAAGTGTCTTACACATATTTTTAGCATTCAATCCCATTTCTCCTAAGAATTCTTTTCTACCTTTTTTACCAGCTTCTTTTCTTTCTTGGGGTGTTTTATCATACCAATATCTGATTGCATTTGTTACATCGTATATATCTACCTTATCATCTATAATATATGGAGTAGGAATCGAACCAACTAATGTTTGAACTCTTGGCCATACTGGTTTTACCCATTCACCATGTGTTACTTTATCTTCCCATTCTCTCCAATCATGAAGTGAACCGATTTCTTTATAATCATCAGCTGTAATATATTTTTTAGTTGATTTCTTTTTGAATCCACATTGGTCTTGTAATCCACCTGTAACATTTACAATGATAGGAGTTTCTGCCATTACCGATTCCGCAGTTACCAATCCAAATCCTTCGTTACCTGCAATATTGATTGTACAATCTGATAAGTTATAAATCCAATTTAATTGTTCTTGATTAACTCTATCTGTTGAAAATTTAATATCACATCCAGGTGCTATTCTATTAGAAACTTCTATTAGATTTGTTCCATTTTGGTCAACAGGATTTGTATGCATTATCAAACAAGTTTTATCTCTATCTTCCTCTGGTAATCCATCTACAAAGTTTTTATATGCCCATATTACATCAGATGGTTGTTTTCTTTTAATATTTCTATTCATCCAAAATAATACAAACTTATAATCTGTATCACCTAATAACTGTTTTTTAAATTCAGCCGGTACTTCTGTTGGTTTATAGATAGTTGAATTGATACCATGTGGTACATAATCCACTTGCCAATCTTCAAGAGGTTTGATTGTTTCTGAATCAATATTACCAACTCTACTTACGATACCATAAGTTTGTCTTGAGATACATCCCAACCAATCACATGATTCATAATAGTTTCTATTGTAATGAGGGTCTGGTAAATCATCCCATATATGATAAAATAGAATTGGAATATTTTGTCTTAGTTCCGCTTCCATCTCATATAACCATCTCCAATATCGTGGGTCTGTGAAGTGTAGAATTGCATCTGGTTGATGTCTCATGATTAATTCACGAAGAATATTAGCATCTCCATAACCAGTCCATGGAATGATTTTAAGAGAAGCATCTTCGATACCACTAATCTTACGTGCATCATCTCCTAAATCTATTTCTTTTCCTTGGTCTGGATGTTTAACTGCTGCTCCTAATTGAACCCAATCATATTTATCAAAAGTACCAAAAACTAATTCTTTAGATACAGTTGCAATACCAGATGACATTCGTAAATCATCAGATAGTAATAAAATTTTCTTCTTTTTACTCATATAACCTTAATTAATAATTTTTTTAAATGTTTCCGAATCTTCTTTTAGCCTGCCAGGCTACTCTTTTTGTACTACCAGCCAATCTTTTCTTAGAAACCAATTCATTAAAATTGTCTCTAAGTGAATTTAACTGAGGTCCACTTGCTTTACTTGCACTCATTAATTTTATTCCTTTTTTTAAAATTGAGAACCACTTTCATGTAGGTTCTGATAACCATTTATTTCATTTCTAAACGATTCATCTTCAATATACTTATCGACTGAACGATTTACTAATTTTTGTAATGTGATGTTTGAATCAAATGAAATTCTTTTGAATGATGAGTAAATATCTTTTATGATTTTTACTGTTGTTAATTTTGTATTTGCCATAACTCTCCTTTTTTAATGTTATTACATATAAATATATACAAATATATAAAACATTAAATTAAATCGTGTTTTTTTAAAGCATCTTTTTCTAAAAATATAGTACAACTCCATCTTTCACCTGATTCTATTGGAGTAACCCAATGTACTTGAGCATTTCCAAATATAGAAACGTTTCCAATATCTTGATTTATAAGTACATCCTTATCATCTCTAACCCATAGTTCACCACCACCATATTCATCAACTGAACCAAATTGTATTAAAATTGTATAATATCGTTTTCTACCAAGTTTAGTCTTTCCTTCTGAAACATCATCTATGTGTGGTTTAAATTCAAATCCTTTTGGATATTTTTGAACAATCATTTCCCATCCTAAATTTACAATTGGTAGATTTAACTCACCAATCCAATTCAGTATTCTTTCATTTATCCAATTATATTTATTAGAAGAGCTCCAAGGTAGATGTTCTGCTAAATTATGGCCTCCTTTAGGGTCATGTTTTCCATCATTCATATCAGGATGATATGTACCAATAACTCTATCTTCTAGTTTAGTAACATATCCACGAATTTTGTGAATCTCTTCTTTAGTAAATAAAACCTTTTGATGTAACATCTATTTTATTTTAAGTCCATGCAGAACACAATCCTCTTTCTTTGAATTCACACCAATCACAAGGTTTACCTTTATTGGTTGGAAAATCTGTTTGTATTATCTCACCATCTTTTCCAAATACAGAATCAACAAAGAACATAAAGTTCTTCCATGCCATATTCATAGATGGTGTACCATTTGCAGGAACAAACTTAGATATTCTTGGGATAGGAAAATCCAATCCTTCTGCAATCTTTCGTTTAAGTATCTGATATTCTACTTTAATCTTATTTAGGGGTATGTTATACTTTTCAGAATAGAACTTCTTATATAGTAACATCTGTGATGTCTTAACCTTATCATTCTTTTGATACTTACTCCAACCTCTTGTAGCAGTTTTTAAATCAATGATAATATATTCATCTTTAACTTTATCTTTTAATAAAACATCAATAAAACCAATGAAGTTAACACCAGGTTTAATCTCAGCATTCAATCTTTGTTCTATTGCTATGAGTTCAAATCCACTTTTAGTATATAACTTATCTAATTTACTTGTGAAGTATTTTAAGATTTTCTTACCATCTTCAAAGAACTCACCAAGTTCTGCTTGGGTACATGGGTCATCTTCACCCATCTTATCTTTGTACTTCATGAAATGTTCTACAAGTTTGGAATGTAACATCTCTTCTAAGTTTAGTTGTAATGCCTGTTTTTTAGTAACATTATACATTACATCTAAGAAATGCTGTACTACTTCGTGCATTGCTGAACCAAAGATAAGATGAATGTTAGCGTTACTAATACCTAACTTATCAATATAATTTAATTTGTATTGTTGTTGGCATGAACTATACATACCATACTGAGAATAACTTACTCTTGCCATACTTTTTATTTATGTGATTCAGTTGATACTCCATACTTCACTATATTGAAGTCTTCTAAACTTAGAGATTCCCACCAATCTAGTGATACCTCTTCATCATCTATGGATATAGAGAATTCTTTATCATAACCACCATCTTCTGTTTGAGGGTAAATTATTCCTTCTTTTGTGTCAAATACACTTCCTACTGATTCTAATACTATTAACATACTTTTATATTTTAATTATCACTCATTTACTATGTAAATATACGAAAAAAAATCGAGACTGCCAAATATTTAAACCTTTAATTTTAACTTAGTTATTTGTTTTTTATCGATACCATATTTTTCACAAATGTACTTTATATTTTCCCTACCTTCTTTTGTTGAGTAAAGTATTTCACAATAATCTTCTGCTTCTCTAATTGAACAATTGAAATCTTGTTTTAATAAATCAACTAAAAAAGATTCATATTTATCAGATTTTTTTCCTTTTGTGTATTTTAAAAAATATCTACCCTTTGGAATCAATCCTATTAAAGCCAGGTAAAGTTGTTTGGGTTCTAACACTTGTGTATATGGTTGTATCTCTGAAAGAACTTCTATCCAATCAGGATTCATGGAAAGAAAACGATGAACCATATAGTTACTCCATGTTTTCTTATCATCATCTTCAAGCTTATCCCAATACTTTGGGTCTTGAAATTGTGTTACTGCTTTTATGTGGTCAAATAAAGATTTAGCCATTTCCTTTTAGTTCGTTTGGTAATAATTCTTCACAAATTTCTCCACAATCACCACATAGATATAATTCTACTGGTATGATTGCATCATTTGATGTACCTGTAACTATTTTTGATACCTTTAAGAATTTAGTACCTGGTATAAAGACAGTACCACCACAATTCTGACATTTTAATTCTGTTGCCTTTGATAAATCTATCTTAGGTTGTTGTGGAGGAAGTCCACCTCCATCATTCATTCCTATAATTTTTGCCATAGTTTATTTGTTTTTAATTTTATTAATAATTTTCTTTTCATTATCCTTACCAATCTTTTCTGCTTTCTTCAACTCTTCATCTGTAATTTGTTTACCTTGTTGTGCCAATGTTAATGAAGCATATCTTTTGGTATGATAAGAACTAAGAGGTTTTGTGAATTGTTTAAGGTATTCTGATTTTGAATCTAAATATTCTAAGAATCCTTCAAAATCAACTTTACCTAAGTCATCTAACTCCTCTTCACTAAGAGGATTGTTTGGGTCATATTTATAAGGCTGATACATAATATATTCTATTTACTATGTAAATATACGAAAAATATTTGAATTATCCAAGTAAAATTGATAAAACTTTATCAACTATATTTTCTTTGTTTCCATATTCATTTGCAATTACCTTTCCTTTCTTAAAAGCAACTACCATTGGTATGTTTGGTAAATCAACTAACTTTCTACTATTTGGTGAGTTATCAGGATTAACAAATACAAATGGAATTTGTCTATTTTGTTTTTGATTGGCAATTTTATTAAAGTATGGTTTAAGAACATCACAATTCCCACACCAATCAGTTCCAAACATAACCATTAACTTTGGTTGTGTTCTTACCAATACATCAAGTGAATCTGTTTCTAAGTTTATCACAATATACCAACTATTTGAATTATACAACTCATAAAGGTAATTTCTTTATCTACTACCAATGCATCTTTGTGTTGTGATTCTGATAAAATTAGAATTATATTAGATGTATTTGAACCACCATATTCATCTACCTTTTCATATAAGAATGTATAAAGTTCTGTGAAATCTTGTGTACGAGAATCAGCAACTGCTTGTCTAATATTTTTCCACTTGTTGGGTTTGGAATCATTTCCCTTAATAATCTCAACTACCTTTGATTTTAAATCAGAATCAATTACAGAGGTTGTATCGAGTTTTAATTTTCCCTTAGATGAATTTAACTGACAAGTATTGATAATCTTTCTAATATCAGGATATGAACTATCAATGATAGGTACAAGGTCTTTTGGTTGAAACATTACACTTTCTTTACCTAAAATCTGTGAGATTTGGATTGCAACATCTTTTTTAGTTGGTGGTACAATCTGAAACTCTTGTGTTCTACTTCTAATTGGAGATATTACTTTCTCAACATAATTACAAGTTAGGATAAATCTACAATGTCTTGAAAACGTTTCCATTAAGTTTCTTAGAATTGCCTGTGCATTTGGTGTCATATAATCAAACTCATCAAGTATGATTATTTTCATATCTTTGAAACCAACAGTTGAAGCAAATCCCTTTACTTTATTACGAACTGTATCTACATTGTTTTCATCAGATGCATTTATGATTATGTAATCACAATCTATTGAATTTACAATAAGTTTTGCTAAAGTTGTTTTACCTGTACCAGCTTTACCGAAGAATAAAAGATGAGGGATTT